CCGGCGCCCCGGTCGCCCCGACTGCCGGGACGACGCCGCCGCCGCCCGCCTGGGTGTTGGCCGCCGCGGCGTTGCCCGTCACCTGGGCGATGGTGGCGCTGGCGTCCCCGCCGCCCGGCGCTGAGCCTGTGACCGCGCCGAGCCACCCTGCCCCTGCCTGCTGGGCGGGAACGCCGCCGCCGCCCGCGTAGGACGCCACGGCGGTACCCGCGCCGGCCGCCTGGACGAGGTTCGCGGTCACGCCAGCGGAGAGAGCGGCGACGGTTCCGGTCCCGCCCTGGGAAGTGGTTGAACCACCTCCGCCGGCCGCGAGGGCCGCGGGAGCCCCGGTGCCCGTCCGCTGCGCCAGCGCAGCCCCGCCGCCCGCGGCGAGGGCGACCGCTGCGCCCGTGGCGTTCTGAGCCGCCGTGGCGCCGCCACCGCCTGCGTTCACGTTGGCCGCCGCACCCGCCCCGGTGACCGCCACGATCGTCGCAGAGGCGTCGCCACCACCGCCGCCACCGTCCCCGGTGACCGTTCCCAGCGTCCCGGTCCCGGCGAGCTGAGCGACTGCGCCGCCGCCGCCGGCAATGCCTCCGGCGCTGGACGCGTCGATTTCTGCCGCCCCCGCCGCAGACCAGACCGCACTCGAGCTCCAGCCGACCAGGATGTTCCCGGCCGTGCCGGTGGTGTTCACGCCAACCGCCGCATAGATGTTCGACCCGTTGGTGTTCTCAGCCATCTCGGTGGTATTCGTCACCGGACTCATCGGCCCCGTCTCAGAGAACGCGCCGGCGTAGATCCACGACCCGTTCCCTATCCCGTTGACTGTTTCGCTGCGCGCCACGCTGGAGCCAGACGCGCTCGCCTGGCCGGCCTTATTGCTGCTCACCGCCGAATTGATGAGAGCATCGACGGCAACCTGAGTGAGCATCGTCGCGCTCGACGACGCCATCGTTGCGGTAATCGACTTGCCGGTGACTTGCGTAGAGCAGGCAGCGGTCCAGATGGACACGCCCTCGGAGGAGTTGGGAGTCCCCGCGTACTCTGCTTGCTTGGTGAAGGTGGTCGAGCATCCACTCCCGACGGCCGCCGTCCACGCCACCGTGTAGGGGTGCGAGGAGTTCCCGTCGAAGTTGCCGCCGGCCACGGTCACCACGATCAGCGTATTCGCCGCACTCGTGCTGAACGTTGCGGTCGTAGTCGCCACGGTGGTGGCATTGGCCAGAACGGGGAAGCTGGACGCCCCCGTGTCTCGAGCCACCGGAATGCTGTTCGTTCCCAGGTAGGAAGTGGCGTTCTGCTGAGTGAGCGTCGAGGTGGCGCTGATGTTCGGCCGGATGACCAGGTGCATCGACACCACTTGGTCTGCCTGGGTGGTGGTGAGGTTCGAGGTCCCGCTGCTCCCGGTTCCTGCTTGGAGGAGCGAATAGGCCGCGAGACCAGTGCGCGTCGTCGAAGTACCGCCCGCGCTGAAACCGGCTGAGTAGGTCGTCCCGTTGACGCCCGTCGGAGATGTCACGGCGGTGGTGGCGTTCGTGCTGTTCGTGATCCCCACGAGGTGCAGGACGATCGAACTGGCTTCGGTGGTGGTTACTGCAGGCGTCGCAGTCGGGAACGTCCCGGCCGCACTCGTCACGTTCGTCTGCGTTGAGCCCGCGATGTACGGAGTCAACGTGATCTCGGCGCCCCGGTAGCAGAACGTCCGGGAGATCATGTAGGCCGTGCTAGTCGAACGAGAGACCGTCGGCGCGGTCTCGCCAGAGCCCGCCATCCGCCGGTAGAACAGCGAGGTCTGGTTGGTGCTCGACTGCGCAACCTGCGCGATCTGCGTCCACCCCGCCGGGCTCGAAATGGAGTGCGTCTGCGCGTCGCGAGAGGTGCTCCAGACGATGCAGACGTCGTTCGCCTGGTGCGACGGCAGCGCCGTGGTGGAGTTGCCGGTTGCGTTGTGCAGCGTCCCAGCGCCCACGTAAGACAACGCGGCGTCCGCAGCGACCGGAACCAAAGTCGCCGCGAGCGCCGCTAGCAGTGCGAAGGGTCGTCGCACCGCTTACCTCAGTTGATGCAGTAGGGCCCGCCAGCCGGGAGGTTGACGGTGAAGGTGCCGCCGGTGCTCACCGTGTCCGCGGCGCACGCGCCGCCGTCGAGGCAGTAGATTGCGACGATGTCGTTCGCGGGGCAGTTCGCGCTGCAATAGATGACCGCCGCGCGCGCCGTGATGGTCGCACTCGTCCAGGAGACAGGCGTCGTGAAGGACACGCACGAGTGGTTGCTGCTCACCGTGATTGTCATCCCGGCGAGTGCCGAACCTCCCGAGGAGTAGGTCCCCGAGTTGCCCGGTTCGTTCGTCGAGCTCCAGGTGGTGGTGCTCGTCCCCCAGGTCGAGGCGTTCTGGAGCAAGGCGATCTTGTAGGTCGGGCAGGACGCGCCCGCGCCCGCGCCCGTGCAGCAGGGGCTCGGCTGCCCGCTCCCGGTGCAGGCCGAGGCCATGACCTGGAAGGCCCCGACCGAGAAATCTTTTTTCGCCTGATCGGTCATGCACTGCGTCGGCGTGGCGAGGGCCGGAGCGGCGAGGGTGAGCAGCAGGGCAGCGAGAGCGTAGCGCATGCGATCCTCCGGGTCAGGGTCCTAGGAAGCCGGTCACGGTGCAGCTCGCCGCGCCTCCGCCGCTCGACTGGCAGCAGAGGTAGCTCGCGGAGGCAGCGGTCTTGATCGGCGTGAAGAAGTGCAGCATTCCACCGCCGTTCACGCCGAGGTAGGTGGTGCTCGTCACGTCAGCCGTCGAGCTCGCGCACCCGCTCACCGTGCTCGAGATGACCTTGAGGGTCTGCGCGGTCGGCCCGTTGCTCAGCATCACCGAGTCGACGTAGTGGTACGTCCCGCTCGCCGGAGGAAGGCTCGGAGTGCAGGTCATGTTCGTCAGACTCGTGAAGCCCGACACCCGGCAGACGAACCGCCCGGGCCGGTCCGGCGTCATGGAAAGAGCGCCATCGGTTGCCACGATGTTGCAGGCCCCGGTCGCCGGGTCGCACACCCGAACCTTCTGCGAGGGAACCTGGCCATAGAGGATCCCAGTCACAACGGCAAGGCCCAGTGAGAGCGCGCGCATCATAGTTCGTCTCCTCCGGGCGACAGGCACATCAAGTCGAGTTCCGGGTCGGTTCCGCCGCTAACTCCCAGGTTCCTGAACACCAGCGCAAGCCGCCCGACCGTCCACGTGATCGGCACCGGCTCGAGCGCTCCCTCGTACATCCCGCCGAGGTCCACCAGATCCTGGTCAGCTCGAGGAAGCCTCACGTATCGGTCGAGCGCTGGAACGTAGATCCAGGCCTGCAGTAACCCCACGCCCGTCAGCGTCTGCCCCGCCGGCGCGCGCACCACCGGGAAGATGGCCGCCACCCCGGTGTTCTCCCGCGACCTAGTGACATCGACTCCATCTCCTGGAACGGGCGTGCTCTCGGTCGTCGCCTGCACCGAGTGCATCGACCTCGTGTGTCCAGGGATGAGCGACCAGACGGCCACCTACATCCTCCCGTTGATCATTCGGTTCGGAGGCGCCTTCACCAGGGCGCGACTCCGGGCGTAGGTGGACGTCGCCACGGCCATCAGCGCAGCGCCCAGGAACGCGAACCCGAGGCCGACGAGGGCGAGGAGCTCTTTCCCTCCGAGCCCTCCCGCGATTGCCACCGCGATCCCCACCAGTAGCACTCCGAACCCGATCCACGTGACGGAGCCCGTCCGCCGGTACTCACTCGTTCGGCTGCCTTCGGTCTCGACTCGCACGGGTCACCTCGCCTTGACCGAATCCGGGATGTAGAGCGGCTTCCCCTCGGCATCGACCATCGCTCCGGTCGTCGGATCGACCGGCCAGGGACTGGCCAGCGGGATGTGCTCCTTCGACTGCCTGATGCCATCCGCCGCCTTCGCCATCTCGAGCGCGCGTAGGTACTCCTTGAGGAGTGTCTGCTGCAGCGCCTGGTTCTCCGTGATGGGGATGGCGATCAGGCTCGCGAGCTTGAATGCGATCGCCTCGACCATCGTCGAAGAGAACACCACCGGATCGACCACCCTCGACGTGTAGCGGATCTGGATGGGCGACTCTGCGTCGCAGACGATGTAGCCGAGCTCCATGTCCCACCGAGTGACTTCCGCGCCCGTCGAGTCCGCCACCTGCCGCACCCGGCCCGCACAGTCCGACGGGATCAGGTAGCGGTGCGCGAAGTCCCAGAGGGGTGGAATGGCATCCTCGGCGATGGACGCGCGCGTCGAGACACACTTCCAATCGGCCTCCTCGAGGAGGGTGTCGCGCGCCAGCGGGTAGAACGTCGAGCACAGGACCGCCGTCGTCACCGCATCTCCGAGCGAGGAGATCGGTTGTGCTCCGACGTTCGCCAGCGCCAGATTGCAGATGTCGACGACGGAGGCCATGGCTCACCTCACCGATCGGCGAGGCGCTTGCCGCCGGTCGCCGGGTCCATCCGCTGCGGCGCCGTCTTCACCTGCCCGGTCGCGGGAGGCGCGTGCGCGGGCAGCGGCTTCTCGGGCGGGCCCTCGTCGACCGGGCGCCAGTCCTTGGCGTGAACCGGAGGCTTGAAGTCGTCCGGCATGTCCACGATCGCCGGGGACATCGGGTGCGCCTCGACATAGGCCGGCTCGGCCTGGCCCTTCTGCTTGAGGTACCTCGGAACGCTGATCCAGTACTTCGCCATGAGAGAACCTCCAGGAGTGGAATCCCAGGAACCGAGGCGCTGCCGGGGCGGGAGATGGCGCGGGGACCCCGGCAGCGCCCTCGGGTGCTACGGGGTGGCCACGCGCAGACCGGCCATGTTGCTCTGGTCGTCGAGCATCGTGCGACCGTCGCAGGTCGCGCTCGGCGTGGTGCCTCCCAGCGTGTAGACCATGCCGTAGTAGCGCTTCGGCGCACGCTGGTTGTTCGCTTCGAGGGTGAAGAAGAACGTGTCGGTGTTCGCGAGTGCGGTCGACCCGTCCTCCTTGTTCAGGTGCACGCCGGTGTCGCAGAGGATCTCGGCGTTGGTCGACAGCGCGGCGTTGTCCGCGCCGACCAGGCGCGCGCGCACCGACAGCGTGCCCGAGCCCGCCGACAGCGTGATGCGCCCCGAGACCTTGAGGTCGGTGTTTCCGGCGAAGAGCTTCTTCGCCGCGCCCGCGTCGTACACGTTGGCGCTGATCGTGTCCGACGTGCTCGAGCTGATCGCGGTGCTTCCGAAGTCCATCGCTGCTTCGAGGATCGCCATTTTCGTAGCCTCTCTTTCTGTAGCCCGAGGGCTACGCGATGTAGCTCTCCGCGACCAGCGCGTCCGTCACGCGGATCGGGATCCCCTGGAACGTCTGGAGCTGCCGCCCGTTGATCTGGATGTCGCCGAGCTTCGTCCCCGGCGTATTTTTGATCTCCAGGTCAAGCCGCGCCTTGCTCGCACGGTTCATGTAGTAGCGGGTGTTCGGCGTGGTGTCGAAGATGTACTCGGACATCTTCATCATGTCGCTGATCAGGTTGGTGGTGGTCGTTCCGTAGTTCGTCGAGTCGCTGGGGTCCCACTGCAGCCGCACCGCGTAGCGGTAGTCCTCCACCGCGATGCCGCACTTCCACTGCAGCTTGGTGAGCAGCGCCCAGAGGGACTTGGTCGAGTCGTTCGGGTCGACGACGTAGACCTCGCCCTTGTCCTCGCGGACGAGCCCGGCCTGCGAGGCGCGCGGGTAGATCCCGTACAACTTCCGCTCCTCCCAGGTGACGAGCCAGATGGACAGGTTGTCCGCCGTGCCGCCTGCCTGCGACGCGCCCGTGCCTCGGAAGGTGTACGGGCTCGAGATGTAGCCGGAGGTCGCCGGGTAGCGCGGCGTCAGGCCGTGGATGCGCTCCGGGTTCGTCGACACCGACTCGTACCAGAGCGCGGTCGCGAATTGCTGGCCGAGCCCCTCCATGAACAGTCGCTCCTCGGAGGCGCGGTAGGCCGCCGCGTTCCCGTTGAGCTTCGCCACATCGACGTCGATGCGGGCCTCGGTCTGCAGGATGCCACACGTCTCGTCGTACTGGTCGGTCTCGCCCTTCGTCGCCGCGACGCCGCTGTTCAGCTTGCGCCAGCTCGCCGCCGGCAGCGCGTTCACCGCCTGCGTGACCCGGTGCCCGGTCGGCAGGTTGCCCTCGTACCAGGGGATGTCGTCGAGCTCCGGCCGCTTCTTCGAGAGGACATTGGCGATCTCCGCCACGCCTCCACTCCTCGGATCCCAGCGCTTCGCGATGTTCGCGAGCGTGGGGAAGCCACTGTCAACCAGGGTTGCCATCGGAGAGTCCCTTCAGGTGCCGCTCAGTACTTCGGTGACCCGTCGGAGTTGAACATCGACGGGTAGAGCGCGCGGAGCCGTTCGGACTCGCTGAGTTCACCCCCAGCCGCCGTGCCAGCGCCGCCGCCCGCGTTGTCCTCTCGGGTCTGCTCTCCGATCAGCGCAAAGGCCTTCAGAATCGCCGGATGCCGGAGCGCGGTGCTGCCAGCCAGGTCTGCGCCGCCGAGGGCCTTGAGCCCTCGCTGCGCCAGCGCCTGCGTCTTGGCAACGTCCGCGCCCCACCGGGGATCGGCCTTCACCTGCGCGTCCCACACCTCGAGCCTCCGAGCCTGCTCGACGGCGGACGCCTCGAACCGCTTCACCTCCGCGTCGAAGAGCGCCTGCGCGGCCGGGGCGGTGATCCCCGGAAGCGCTTGCAGCGCCTTGACGGTGAGCGCAGCGTCGTAGCCCGCCGGGAGAGTGGCGGGCACCTTCACCTCGATGGGTCCGCCCGAGCTCGCGGGTGGCGGCGCGGGCGGCGTGGTGAGGTCGGGCTGCGGGGTCTGAATCGCCGGAGGCGCGGCCGGTGCGGGCGGCGCTGCCGGGGGCGGTGCGGCCGGCGGTGGGCTGTTGGGCGTCCCGCTGGGCTGTGGGGTGGGGTCAGGCATTGGCTTGCTCCTCGTCCTTCTCTTCGGGTACGGCGCGGATGGCGCCGGCGATGATCGCTTCCTGCTCCTGAGCTGCGCTCAGTTCTCGTTGCATCTCGAAGTACCGCCGCGGGGCCACACGGAGGGCCCAGGAGACGAGCTCCTGCGCGGCGTCCCGGCGCCCGCTAAACCGCTCAAGGTCCGCCCCGTGAAGGCCACACACCTTGTTGGCCTGGAGAACGGAGTTGATGATCAGCGAGTAAGCGCGGCGCCCGCGCGGGTCGCCAAGGACGAAGCGCAGGGCGTCCTCGTCTCGCCGCTGCTCGTCCTTCCGGCGGCGCTCGAGGTCGCGCGAGATGCGCGGGTCGTTCTGGCGGTCGGTCATGCCACCCCCGCCATCTGCGGGAACCCTGCTCCCGCCGCCGTGGGCCCGAGGGCGTTCAGCGCCGTGTTCGTCGCCTGCGGCTGCCCGGCATCAGCCTGCGCTGCGACTGCGAGCGCCTGCGGGTCGAGCGGCGGAGCGCCGCCGGGCGAGGGACCCGCAGGCGCCCCTGCCGGCGGCGCCCCCTTGGCGATGGCTTGGTTCTGCGCCGCCTGGCGCTGGAGTTCCATGGCCTGCTTCTGCTGCGCTGCGATCCGCTGCTCCACCTCGGCGTCGGAGCGAAGCAGGTGCGCGGGGAGCCCGGTCGCCTCGGCGTGCGCCTCGATGATGCGACCCATGTTGAGCTTCTGGACGACGGACGGATCCAACGCGGCCAGGCTCCCTGCGAACCCCACCGTTCGCTCGATGGAGGAGATGCCCACCGCCTTGAGGGCCTGGTGGAGCACGGAAACGAACTCGACGGTGTACTCGCCCACCGCCTTGGCAAAGTGCATCGGCGGCCGCGGCAGCCGCCCAGCGCGCATCGCGATGTTGAACGACCGCTCGATGAGCGGATGGTAGAGTTCGCGGTTCATCCGCTCGACGGGGGCGCCGAGGAGGAGCAGTCGCTCTTCCTTCTTCGCACGCACCTCCTCGGCGGTCTGCCGCTGGTCTCGCTCGTCGCTCGAGAACAGCGCCCAGAGGTCCGCGAACAGCGCCGTGCGGATGCGTTGCTGGCGCTGCATCTTGGAGCCCTGGATGGCCTCGAGGGCCTGCGGCGGCACCGGGGCGACCGGCTCGAGCTTCGAGTTCGTCCCGTTCGGCACGTAGTTCATCGTGCCCGGAAGCAGAG